TTAACGACGACAGCGTGGAGGCAGTAGTGCAAGATCCACGAGGAATATCACGAGCATAGGAGATAAGAATGGCTGAAGAGCAAACTTTACCAAACGAAGAAGATGTAAAAAAGCAAGAGGCTACTTTAGAAGACAAAACCTCTGATGTTGAAATAGAAATACAAGATGATACTCCTGAAGAGGATCAGAATAGAAAAAATCTGCCTAAAGAGTTAGTTCAGAAATTAGAGTCTGATGAACTTGATGATTACGATGACAAAGTAAAAGACAAGATTTATCAGCTTAAAAAAGTCTGGCACGATGAGCGTCGTGAAAAAGAACGTATTCAACGAGAAAATGCAGAAGCTATAAAAGCAGCTCAAAAATTAAGAGAAGAAAATAAACAGTTAAAAGCTAACTCTGAAAATAATCAGACAGAATACTTGAAAGCTATTGAGTCTGCTGCTGATTATGAGTTGTTAGCTGCTAAACAAGCTTACAAAACAGCTCACGATGATGGTGACACTGACAAAATGACAGAGGCCCAACAAAAGATAAGTGAAGCTACTTTTAAGAAAGAAAAAGTAAATCAGTATAAAACCTCTTTACAGAATAAAGAAAATGATGTAAAAAAGGAAGATACAAAAGAAACACCTGCTGCTTTACCACCTGACGCAAAGGCTNTGGAATGGCAGAGGCAAAANAACTGGTTCGGTCANGACGAAGAAATGACGAGCCTTGCGTTAGGTTTACATGAAAAGTTAGTAAGACAAAACGGTACAGCTTACGCCACGACGGACGAATACTACAAACAAATCGACGAAACCATGAGAAAACGGTTTCCAGAGCATTTCGATATTGAAGAAGTAGAAACGAAAGAACCTACCAAATCAAAACCTGCAGCAGTAGTTGCTCCAGTAACACGAACAACTTCCTCAAAGAAGATACGATTGACAACGTCACAAGTTAATTTAGCGAAAAAGTTGGGGTTGTCGCCAGAGCAATATGCTAAAGAAATGATTAAATTGGAGAATAGAAATGGCTGAAAACAGATTATCTCGTGAATTACAAAACAGAGCTTCAAAGGAAAGACCAAAAACTTGGACTCCTCCTTCTTCATTACCGGAGGTTAAACCACTCGATGGGTGGAGATACCATTGGAAACGTATAGCTTTATAAACGAACCTGATCCTAGAAACATATCTATGGCTCTTAGAGAGGGTTATGAAATGGTTAAAGCTGAAGAACAGCCTCACATACAAATAGTATCTGATGCTAATTCTAAGTATCCCGGTTGTATAGAAATAGGTGGCTTAGTTCTTTGTAAAATACCTGAAGAGCTTGTTGAACAACGTAATGAGTATTATTTAAACAAGGCTAACCAACAAATGGAGTCTGTGGATAATAATCTTATGAGACAAAGTGACCCAAGAGCGCCAATATTTAAAGAACATAAATCTTCGGTGTCTTTTGGTAAAGGCAAATAATTTTTAATTAGGAGATAAAAATGGCAGCTACTGCTTCCCCTTTTGGGCTAAGACCTACCAATATGATTGGTGGTGCGCCCTATAATGGCGGTGCTATTAGACACTATCATGTGAAAGCTAATAACTCTGCCGCTATTTTTAACGGTGATTTAGTTGCGTTAAGCACTGCTGGTTTACCAGCCGCTGTATCTTCAAGTCCCACTGGTATAAAAATACCTGCTACTGCTGCTGATGCTACGGCAGGTATTGTAGGAGTTATGGTTGGAGCTAGATACATTGATGATAATGGTGTTCAGCAATTTAGACAATTTCTTCCCGCTAATGCTACAACTTCAGGGTTTACAGAAATCAAAGTAATGGTTAATGATGACCCTAGACAGTTGTTTAAAGTTCAAGGTAATAATTCTTTAGGTACATTTAACAGTGGTACAGGTGGATCTGGTTTTGCTGGCGCAGTTGGTAAAAACGGAGAGTTAGATTTTAGTACATCTGGTAGCACAAGCACAGGTAATTCAGGCGTAAGTCTTAAAATTGACGCTAATGGTAGTAATTTAGCGGTTACTTCAACTTTCGCTGTAAGAATTATTGATGTTGTTGAAGGTACTGAAGGTGATAACTTCCCTGAGTTTATTGTTAAATTTAATGTTGGCGTACATTCGTATGACAACTCACTTGGTATCTAAGGAGATTTTTAAATGGCTATTTCAAGAGCGCAATTACTAAAAGAACTCCTTCCCGGCTTAAATGCTTTATTTGGTTTGGAGTATCAAAAATATGCTGATGAGCATAAAGAGTTTTATGAGCAAGAAACTTCCGAGCGTTCGTTTGAAGAGGAAACAAAGCTTTCTGGCTTTGGCGCAGCTCCAGTGAAAACTGAAGGTGCTTCCGTAGAGTATGACAACGCACAAGAAGCTTTCACAGCTAGATACACTCATGAAACTGTGGCTATGGGTTTTGCTATAACAGAAGAGGCTTCTGAAGACAATCTTTACGATAGTCTGGGCGCTCGTTATACAAAAGCTTTGGCTCGTGCTATGGCATACACTAAGCAGGTAAAAGCTGCTGCAGTATTAAATAAAGGTTTTGCTGGGACAGGTAATCCTACTTATGGTGATGGTAAAACTTTGTTTGCAACTGACCACCCACTTGTTTCTGGTGGAACAAACAGCAATCGTTTTTCAACAGGTGTAGATTTGAACGAGACATCTTTAGAAGATGCAGTAATTCAGATTGCAGCTTGGACAGACGAGCGTGGTTTGTTAATTGCAGCTAAACCAAGAAAGTTAATTATTCCTCCTGCTCTTCAATTCGTGGCAACACGTATATTAGAAACTCAGCAGAGAACAGGAACAGCAGATAATGATATTAACGCAATAGTTAACAATGGATCTATTCCAGAAGGCTACACCGTTAATCATTATTTAACTGACACCAATGCTTTCTTTTTAACAACTGATGTACCTAATGGATTAAAGCATTTCGTTCGTGCGCCTATGGCGACTTCTATGGACGGAGACTTTGATACAGGTAACGTACGTTACAAGGCTCGTGAGCGTTATTCATTTGGCGTATCTGATCCTTTGGGAATGTTTGGTTCTCCGGGAGCTTCGTAAGAAGTTTTCATCTGAGGAAGGGGGCATTTGCTCCCTTTTTCTTTTATTGCATTTACGATTGTTTAATGTTATAAGAAATAAATATCTAGGGTTAATTGACACACTTAACTGACCTAGCAGACATAGTAGAGATAGTGTGTTTACGTGCTACTACACAGGAGATATAAATGGGTACAACTACCTTTTCTGGTCCAGTAAAGGCCGGAACAATCAAAGACACAACAGGCACAACTGTAGGAACTGACGTCAATAATGTTGGTTTTGTTTTAATGGCTCAGTCGGCGGTAATTGATATTACTGGTACAACTGCTACAACCACAGTTGGTGTTATTCCAGCAAATTCTAAAATTACAGAAGTAATGCTAAATATTGTGGAGGCTTCAAACTCTCCTTCAGCAGCCACGGTTTCTGTTGGATTTTCAGGAGCAACAACAGCTTTATTAAACGGGACAAACGCCAAAGCCGCAGCTTTAACATATAGCACAGGTATGGCTACTGCTTCTATTAATATAGGAACTGTTGATCGCACGGTAATCGCTACATTTAATCCAATAGCTACGGCAACTGGAACAGAGGGCATTGCTGACGTAACTGTTAAATACCTACAAGATACTAATTTAGACGTAACTGATTCTTAAAGGAGTAAGACATGAGTTTTGCATCTGACGTAAAAGCTCTTACTACAAAAGATACAGGTCAAAAGATTACTGGCAGAACTAGAATACAAGGTATTCAATATGTGCATAACTCTAGTGCTGATTTAACTCTTAGTAATGGAGCTACCTCTACAGGTACAACTTTATTACAGTTAACATCGCACAGCGCATTAGGCACAGAAGATGTTTTTATACCTGATAACGGTATATTGTTTGATTCTGGTATGCACTTAACAAATAGTAATACAGCGGCTATTACTAGTATCACCGTATTTTATGTAGGTGGCGGCGAGACCTAATAATGGTCGAAAAGAAAAAACGAAAAGGAATGGGGATTAAAACCTCTGTGAAGTCGGGTAATTTTCGCCCGACTAAACAAGGTGCGGGCATGACTAAAAAAGGTGTGGCTGCATATCGCAGAGCTAATCCCGGTTCTAAGTTAAAAACTGCTGTTACAGGTAAAGTTAAAAAAGGTTCTAAAGACGCAAAAAGACGTAAATCATTCTGCGCTCGTTCTGCAGGACAGATGAAAAAATTCCCCAAAGCAGCAAAAGATCCTAACAGTCGTTTACGACAAGCCAGAAGAAGGTGGAAGTGTTGATGGAAAAAGAAGACATTCAACGTATTTTTAGTAAAGATATAAATAGTAAAGTTGCTGTTCAAGGCAACGAAATAAAACATCTTCATTCTGATGTAGAAGATATGAAAAGAGATATAGAAGAGATTAAAAAATCTCTAGCTGATATACATAAAGTATTATCAGAAGCCAAGGGTGGTTGGAAAACATTGATGTGGGCAGCAGGTGCAGGAAGCGCTGTAACTGCTTTTATTATTACAATACAACAACTTTTTTGGGGAAAGTAATGAGAGCTAGTGATTACAAAGAATTTTCAGGTTTTAAAAGTAAAAGCACTAAAAAAGTAAAACCAAAAAAAGCATCTAAAGTAGTAACTCAAAAGATGTTAACAGATAAAGGTTTTTCTAATGATAAAGAAGGTCTTCGTGACTTTATGAATACATTTAAGTATGACGAAGATAAAGGTTATGTTAAAAGATCCAAAGCGTTAAAGCGTGTTGGTGAACCTGAAAAAAAGAGTTCTGGTAGAGATAGAACTCAAACAAAAGATATAGGTAAAAATGTAGGTTCTCCTTCCAAAGACAAAGGGTCTGTTGCTAGTGCGATTCCTTTCAAAGGCGAAGGGTCTGTTTATGGTGGAAGAACTAGAAATATCACCATGAATAAACCTAGAGATAGCGCTGTTGGGGTAAAAGGAGTAAAAACTGCAGATAGAGTTAGCGCACAATCTGGTCTTGGTATGACAGATCAAGAAAGAAAAGATAATAAACTATTAGCTAAAAATAGAACTTTAGCTGGAAAAGCTAGAGACGATCTTAAAAAATTTAAACCTAAACCCACAGGTATGAAAAAAGGCGGTGTAGTTAAAACTAAAATGAAAAGAACTAATAAAGCTTCTAAAAGAGCTGATGGTATAGCTAGAAAGGGTAAAACAAAAGGGCGCATGATTTAAAAAGGAGGTGTAGGGTGGCGTATTTAATTAGTAACATTCCATATACAAAGGTTTGGATTAGGAAAGAGTTTACACATGGGCATCAAAAATATCACGGAGAGTTTATACACGGACTGGCGGTTGCTGT